TCTTATATCTCTAGGATTGAAGACCTTGTATCTTGGAGCATGGCCAAGATTACAGCCTACTTGGGATTAGCTAATGTAGAAGTCTCAATGGTGCCTTTCCGTCTGTTGGACGACCCAGCCTTTAAACAATTACTACTTAGTCTTGCCTCAAGCGGTAAAGCCTCCCTTACCACGTTGTTTGAAGAGAATGGCTTAGATTTTCACAGCGAGATGGAAAATCTTATTGACGAAGCCGCAGCCGCAGCCTCTTCTGTAGTCGAAACTCAGGTTAGGTCCGAGCAGGCCCAATTTATGGCGGCCTCCAAGGCAGGAGAGGATATTACCAAAGACCTATCTTTCGTATCCGCCTTGGCCAAGAGTCAGATGATATACGAACAGATATCTGGAGCTAGTCCAGAAGATAAAAAGGCTATGCTCAATCAGCTAAAAATGGCTGACTATGGTCAATATTGGATGGTCAGTCAATTGATGGCAGGAGTCCTACAAGAAGAACAACCCCAAACTCAGGTAGAACAACCACAACCTCAGGAGAATACGGATGCTAAACAGGGACAGTAATATGCCATTAATGTCCTCTACTAAAAATGAGGCCAATGATTATAACATTAAGTACCTGAAGGTTGACCTTGATGATGCCTCTGGAATAGTGGACTTACAAGATATAGAAACTAGAGCCTTAAGGGATGCTGGTGTACAAATAATGACCCGTGATAAATTCACTTTTATGGATCGGTACTTTATGATAATTTCTTATATGGAACGAAATGCAGCCTAAATTAACTCCCATCTATTCTGACCCTAGCGACATTAATAGACATGCCGATTCTGTCCTGGAAACGGCCTTGACCGAGCAGTTCCCTATTGAGAGCAAGAATTATATCTTACAGGTCAGTAATGTAAAAGCAGATCCTAAGAAGTTTACGGCAAATGATGAAAAGACGGCCATCCTACAATCCAAGTCTTTGACCTATCCAATTAGAGGAGACCTAACCTTGACCTCCAAGGCCACAGGTAAGGTAGTAGACCATATTACAAACTTCCCTCTTATGGATGCCTTCCATATGACCAGTAAGCATACCCTGCTTTACAAAGGCAATAACTATATTGTTTCCAATCTTCTACAACTGCTTCCTGGAGTCTATACTCGTACCCGTGAAAATACCGGCGAACTAGAGGCCCACTTTAATACTGACAAGGGAGCTTCTTTTAGAATTGTCCTAGAGCCTAAGACTCAGCTTTTCTACTTGGAGGCAGGTAATTCTGCCAACCCTATTGCCCCATTACTGACAAAAGTCTTCGGCCTTTCGGACTCGGAAATAGAAAAATATATACCAAAAGAAGTCTGGGAAAGTAACAAGGTGGCCACAGCCGGTAAAGAAGATAAGATAATCAAAGCTCTTTACTCTAGGATGGTCTATTCTAAGGATCCTAATGTAACCCTCCCCGTAATGATACAGGAACTTAAGGCCTCTATTGAGAAAACTGAACTACACCCTGAGACCACTAAGGCTCTACTCGGCTCTAGTTTCACCAATATTACTCCGGCGGTCTTCTTGACCACCTTGAAGAACCTGGTGCAGGTTCACAAAGGGGATAGGATTGAAGATAATCGGGATAGTCTTGAATTCAAAAAAGTCCAGAACTTGCCCGACTTCTTAGCCACACGCTTCCGTAAAGGGCAAGAGTCCGTCCAAAGAATAAAGAATAATCTTCATTTCGGACTTGAAAAGATAGATCAGAATAATCCTAGAATTAGAGATGCCATTCCTAGTAAGCCTTATAGCAAAGTCTATTCTTCCTATTTACAAAAGAGCTCTTTGATCTCTACCCCATCTGAAACCAACTCAATTGAGAGTTTGGAAAATGTCGGTAAGGTAACGATTTTGGGGCCTGAAGAGGGCGGTATTGGAGAGGAAAGGGCTGTCCCAATGGCCGCCCGTAATATCGACCCAAGTCACCTTGGTATTCTTGACCCGGCCCGTACTCCGGAATCTGGTCATGCAGGTATCGACCAAAGATTTGCCATTAATGCCATGAGGGATAAGGCTGGCAAGATGTATGCCGAAGTAAAAGACTTGGCAGGTAAAATCAAACACTTGTCTGTTTTGGAAATGATGAGTTCTGTAATTGGATTCCCTGATTCAGTAGAAGGAACTACTGTCCAGGCCCAAGATCATGGAGTCCTGAAACGGGTGCCAACCAAGTCAGTCAACTACTGGGTTTCCGACCCTACTTCAATGTACACCTACACTACTAACCTGGTCCCCTTCCTCAATAGTAACAGTTCGGGTAGATTGACCATGGCCGGTAAGTCTATTCCCCAGGCCCTTTCATTGGTTGACCGAGAGGCTCCTTTGGTTCAGACCGTTATGGCCAACAAACAGACTTTTGCACATTACTTGGGAAGAAAGGTCTCTACCACGTCCAAAGTTGGGGGTATAGTAGTCAAAGTAAATGATGAAGAAATACATCTCAAGTCTAAAGATGGATCTATAGAAAAAATTAAGGCAGTAAAGAATCTACCATTCAATATGAAGGGGTTTTTTGATGATGAGAAACCATTGGTATCCCTAGGACAGGATGTTGATAAATATACTGCCGTATATGAAAACAACTATACTAAGGATGGTCATCTTGCCCTTGGTAAAAACCTGGAAGTAGCCTATCTACCATGGAAAGGTTATAACCACGAAGATGGTATTGTAATATCCAAGGCTGCCGCCGAAGGGTTGAGTAGTCACCATGCCTATAAAGTAGACTACGACGTAGTAATTGACACAGTTGCCAAAAAGAATTTGGTCAAACGTTTCTTCCCAGGTAAGTTTACTCCAGAGCAGTTAGCCAACTTAGACGACTCAGGGTATGCCAAAGTAGGAGTAGTAGTTCACAATGGTGATCCGGTCTATGCAGTCCTGGAAAAAAGAGAGCCTACTCCAGAGGATAGAATACTAGGAAAACTACATAAGTTTCTGGTCAACCCCTATAGGCTGGTTACTGAAATATGGTCACATGAGGAACCTGGTTCTGTAGTAGATTCCCATACTTCTGGTAACTCAATTCGTATCCTATTGCGAAGTGTAAAACCTTTGGAGATCGGTGATAAGCTCACGGGCCTTCATGGCAATAAGGGTATTGTATCCTTGATTCTACCTGACTCCAAGATGCCATATAATAAGGATACCGGCAAGACCGTTGACCTACTATTAAACCCGGCCTCTGTGACCAGTCGTATTAACCTAGGTCAAGTAATGGAAACCGTGGCCAGTAAGATTGCCGAAAAGACCGGTAAGCCTTATATGGTTAAGAATTACAGTAGTAACAGTAATGTAAAGGATCTTTCTGCCGAGCTTAAGAGCCATGGATTAAAAGACACTGAAAACCTGGTTGATCCTGAATCAGGCAAGGAATATAATAATATACTTAGTGGTAAACAGTATATTCTTAAATTGTATAAGACCACAGACAGCAATTATTCTGCCAGGAATGTAGGTGGGTATGATGCCGTTGGTCAGCCCGTCAAAGGTGGTGAAGAAGGCTCTAAGGCCGTGGGTTATATGGAAGTTCTTGGACTACTAGGCTCTAATGCCAGGCATAACCTGAAAGAGATCGGGACCACAAAGTCAGAAAATAACGAAGAGTATTGGTCTAAGTTCATTAGAGGTGAAGCCCTGCCTAAGCCACGGTCTACCTTTGCTACTACTAAATTCTTAGACTATTTAAAAGCTTCTGGTGTCAATGTTAAAATTAGTAAAGACTCTTTGGTGGCTAGTCCTATGACTGACCATGACATCGTGTCTCAGTCAAACGGTGAAATTACTGAACCTTCAATCCTGAATTCCAGAAATCTGGAGCCAGAAGAGGGTGGACTATTCGACCAAGTTATTACTGGGGGTTTGAGGGGAAATAAGTGGAGTCACTATAGATTGGCCGAACCAGTTTTAAATCCTATTTTTGAGAACCCAGTCAAGAGTATCCTAGGATTAAGCACCAAGGAGTTTAATGATATTAACTCTGGTAAGATTGGGGTGGTCAAAAAAGACAATAAATTTCATTTGGTTGATACGGTGAACGAGAATAGGTTTATACGGGAAGTTAAACATTAAAATGAATAATCAAGAACCGAAAGTATCTGGAGAGGCCTTTAAGGCTCTACTATCAGGTCTAGACCCGGACAAGAAAATAGCAGAGATTACTGAAGAAATCAAGACGGCCAAGTCAATTTCTAAGAAAGACGAACTTATTAAGCGTCTTAAGTATGTATCTGGCCTTAAAGGTTCTGGGCTGACGGCAGAAAACGCCTACATTCTAAATAACATACCAGTCTTACCTCCTACTATGCGTCCTACGGCCATCATGGGAAACCAGGCCAAGTTTGCTGACATTACCAGCATATATAAAGATCATATGCTGGTCAATAAACCTCTGGGTGAAAACAAGGACTTATTGGAAAACTCTGAACTGATAAAAGAGAGGACTGATGCCTATAATGGTGTTAAGGCTATAATGGGCCTAGGGGAGGCTATAAGTCCTAATTCCAAGGGCAGGGGTGCCCGAGGGCTCTTGGCTCAAATCTCTGGCTCTGGAGGCCCTAAGACAGGCCTATTCCACTCTACTTTATTATCTAAAAAACAAGACTTCAGTGGTAGGGCCACGATTTCGGCAAATCCAGATCTAGGGTTTAACGAGGCAGCCGTGCCTATAGATATGCTGTGGACACTATATAAATTCCATATACTGAGAGATTTGGCCAAGCAGGGTCTTGATTATGTTACATCAGAAAAGGCTTGGAGTGATCGTAATACAGTAGCAACCAGCAGTTTTAATAAGGTCATAAAAAACATACCTATAATTCTGAATAGGGCACCTACTCTTATGAAGTCTAATATAATTGCAATGATGCCTGTCCCGGTGGAGGGTAGTACTATTGGCATAAACCTCCTACACCTCCGTTATTTTGCAGGGGATTTCGACGGTGACGCCTTGTCGATATTTTGCCCAATGTCACCAGAGGCTGTTAAAGAGGCCAAGGACAAGCTACTGCCCCAGCATCAAATGCATGATTACCGACTTGGTTTGGGTAATTCCCTCATAGGACCACAACACGAATCTATCCTAGGATCTTTCCACCTAACCAACCCGGCTTCTGGAACCCCTACCAAGTTTAAAACTGAGTCTGATGCCTTGAAGGCTTTCCATGCCGGACACCTGGAGGTTAACTCTCCTGTAGAAATTACTGGATGAACCTGGCCCAACGTAAGGCCTCTTTTATAGCCAAGGCCAAGAAGATCTATGGGGATAAATATGAATACGCAAGGTCAGAATACTTTAGGGCCAAGTCCAAGGTTACGGTAACTTGTAAAAAACACGGTGACTTTAACATTGTGGCCCATAACCTGATTCGTAAACAAGCCTCTTGTCCTAAGTGCGTCTCCCGTAATAAGTACGTTTCAGGTCCAGAAAGAGAATTGGCCGAATTCATTTCTGGGCTCGGCTTCGAAGTCATTACTAGTGATAGATCAATTCTCAAAGGCTTTGAAATTGACCTAGTAATACCTGAGGCCAAATTGGCCATCGAGTTTAATGGAATGTATTTCCACAGCCAACAACGTGGCAAAAGACAAGGGTATCACTTATCTAAGACTACTAAGGCAGCAGAGGAGGGATATGACCTGATTCATATATGGGAAGACCAATGGAATACTCGTAAGGATCAGGTAAAGGAGTATTTGGTCAGACACCTTTCTTTTGATGGGCTAAAAAAAACCAGAATCAAGACTGTTACAGAACTCAGTCAAGCCCAGGCTCTCCTTTTTTTAGATCAGAACAGTATACTAGTAGAACCACCTGAGTTTGACCGGGCCTTGGGCCTTTTTAAAAATAAGATTATTGTGGCCAGTATAACATTGGCCGACAACAAAATTACAAGCTATACCTTTCAGGCCACCGCCCCAAGTAATTCCTTGGAGATTCTCCTAAAAGGACTTGGGCCAGTAGAGGTCAACCTAGACAGGTGTCTCCTAGACCAAAAACACTTTATATCCCTTGGCTTTGAACTGGTAAGGACTAATAAACCAAAACTGTTTGCCTACTCTCTTAAGTCGGGGCTTAGGGAAATAGGTGAGAGAATGGTTAAGATATGGGATTGTGGGTCAGTCACACTGAGATTAGTTGGCCCTTAAATTGATTTGACCACTACACCGGATTCTTCGAACATTTTTTTTGATATTTCAAAGGAGTCTTTCCATACCTGTTGTATGTTTAAAATTGATGGGATATAAACTTCTTTGATACCGGCCTGGATAATCAAACCAGCACAAGAGCTACATGGTGGCAGACCCCAGACTAGAATACTACAATCACAGGTGCTAGAACCGGCCCTGGCAGCATTGGTTATTGCATTGGCCTCAGCATGAACCGTATAGGCATATTTGCTTTCCTTGTCATAATACCTGTGGCTTAGGTGTTTTACCCCTCTGGGAAAACCATTCCATCCCTGGCTAACAATGTTTAGTCCTTTTCCAAAAATCAAGGCTCCAACTTTGGTACCAGGATCTACGGACATATTGGAAATGGCCTTGGCCACACCTATAAAATCAGCTATGTTCATT